TCGCTTCTCGCGAAGCTTATAGTCAAGGCGTACAACTTCCCCTTTCATAGAGAAAGTTGCACCCTTTCCCCATCTGAAACGATCAAGGAGCTTAGAAAACTTCGGACGCGTCCCAATACAACCCTCGATTTTTCGCTGCGCCAGTGAAATTACTGGTGCCCAGCGTGCCCATTCCGGGCTAGTGAAGGTGGTGAGGCGATCGTTAGTTTCCTTGCAGACTTGCTCGGCGGCTGCAAAACCGTCGAGTGCTACTTGCTTCCTATCGATGTTGACATTGAGACCCTTGTACTTAGAGAGGATCTCAACTGCCAGATAATCGTTTCGGAAGCGTTCGACGTCGTTTCTATCGTAGTCTAAGAACGGAACCCCGATCTGAAGTAGGTCGTGGTGGCGGTCAGAGCGAATCAGCTCAGCCACCTTCTTAGATACGTCCGTGCCAAGGCTATCACACAAGAGAGCGACGCTCTCCATATATGTTGAATTAAACATAGTGACTGCCTTCCAGTTTAGTAGGGTAGCGTAAGTTCGGCGATATTATCGCCAAGCGTACTTGCTGAACCCTGGGCCAAACTGGTATAGATCATATTCACAACGTCCTTTCGCTCTTGAAGCGAAAGCTCGATGGGAAACGTGAATTCGCCCTTGAACCGAGTCGTGCCAACAAGCACGGGTTTGGTCGGGACGGTTACGTCAACCTTCGGGAAAGACGCGTTGATCGTGGCACGATAAAGACCGTTCCCGCCATTCGGTTCGGCGATCTTCAAGGACACAACGGAGAAGCCGATGGCGACTCCGCTATAATGTTCCTTGTCAGACCAACGAGCCGGGGTACCGGGAATCGGAGTGGGGGTGAATTGGTGAGTGACGGGCGTCGCCGCCTTGTCCACCAGGCCAAGATTGGCCATATTGGTAATCATACTGATTATCTCCTAGTAGGAATGAGGTTAGAGAGGAGCGCAGTAAAAGTTAGTATCTGCTGGCTCGCCTTCGGGATTTTTAAGGATGGCACTACCGGCCGAGGCAAGGAGGTAAGGAGAGCACGTTCTTTCAAAGTGATCTTCTTAAAACAGCTATTGTAACCTTTTACAAGGATTGCACTAGTTGTACCGCCTGAACCAGGGTATGGTGGGATGGGACTCGCGGAACTCCAATTGGAGTTCCACGCTTGTTGAGTAGTATAGGTCTGGTAGCCTTCGAGTAAAGTTATGCCATTACTGGCAATACTAGCTTCGAGATTCTCCAGATACTGCCCAATGTTGACAAAGTAGTCTATAACAAAAGACAACCTTGTCAACTCCCAAAACAGGGTGGGTCGAAT